CTCTAAGCGAGGGCCATTGGTCCTCCTCATACTGGAATGGTTACCAGCACCGCTGCCTAATAGGCAGCGGCCCACCTGAGCTTGATGTCGACGGCTTCAGGACGTCCATAGCGTTCAAGATGCTTTCTGTCAACGAATGGCTCTTCGCTGCGCTTAAGAAAGAACTTAAGTAAGGCACCAACGTCGTCCAGTTTATCAGACGGGGCAACGTTGACCAGCTTCATACCCTTGACAAGAGGGATCTGAAGACCTGGATGCATTCTTTCTGACTGATAGCCAGTAAAGTTATGCTTACCTAATATCGAAGATGTCTCGGCAACTGCAGGAAACGGAATAATCCGTTCAACCAAGTTGTCAAGATACCGAGTAGTTCTCCACAGTCCTCTTTTATAAAGTTGATTGCGGAGTGATACTAGAGAAATAATTTCTTGATTTCTCTCTGAAACAGCATTTCGCTGTTTCAACTCGGACTTCTTCGGAACGCTACGCTGTTGTGTTGGGATTACCCGCCGGACGCGAACGATGGAAACATCTTCGCCAAGATAGTAATCCTTTCCGCAAGACTCTCTGAAATAACCAGTCCAGAAAGACTTACTAGCATTAACCTTGAACCCAAAAGTTTCAAGGCTGCTAACAACAGCACGCACATAACGCACAGGAACGATAATATCGTCACCATACGTGCGCACCTGGCCCTTAAAGGACTTAATGTCCCCAAGGGTTAACGGTCTCCTTAGCTCTTTCTCAATCCCATAGAAAATCACAGTCATAAAGACTAGAGATTCTATAGGAAAGCATAGAGCTGAACCCATAGATGCGAATTTCGCAAGCCGAATTACTTCGGTGTTATTCTTGCGAAAAACTTCAGCTTTACGAGATCTTGTTGCGTCTACAGCCTCACCTAAGTGAGGATGATTTCGGAACATGACCTTAACAAGCTGATTCGAAACACGATCAGATGCTTCACTCAAGTCGAGTGTAGCAAGGTTACCTGTAAGGGAACCCCGGCGAGCTAGTTTCTGATTAGGATAACTACTCTTCCAACTGATAAATGCTCTGGCATTGTCATCTGCCCAGATAGCATTTTCGAAAGATTCCAATATTCCCTGCTGCGCATATTGCATCGCAGTAGGTTCAATTGCAATTATTCGAGGTGTTTTGAGCGTTTTAGGTACGAGAACGACCCTGACGGGTCTTTCTTTACCAGGTTCGAGCCAGTCAATACGGTTAAGGTTAGAGAAGTAGTTCCTATTCGGAAGTAAAAACTCATCCGATGGGAACACTTCTTCAAGCCTAGTGGTCCATTCCGTCTGATTGTACTTTTGGTTTCCCTTAAGTCTATCAGCGGTGGCACCGGGACCGTGCTTAGGGATAATCTCATAGTTAGCAACAGCATTATCAACCGTTGCAAACAGATTAGCCCATAGCAAGCGAGAGATACGATGAAAATCATCAGTTTCCTGAGATCTCCTCGTAAAGTCCGCTTCTTTGACTGCCTTCTCACACTCGATATAGCCTTCAATAGCTGCATCCTTTCGTGTATCACTACACGGTAAGAGAATCTTTCCAAACATCAACGTAAGTTGACGAATAGAGTAGATCGCATCTATATTCGGCGAATCGAGAAGAAGACCAGTACCACGGTCGAAAACAAGATCGAAGAAACCTCCGAGGAATCGGGGGAGACTACCAGTAAAGGTAAAACCTTGAAACTGGTTGCGATCTACCTTACTTTGTGCTAGACTTTTTTGGAAGTCCGTGCAAAAGTTGGGTAGGGTGATCGTTAAGAACGATACACCTTCATTTTCGACTCGAGTCTTGACAGTTTTAATGTCAAGACTGGTGCTAGTGCAACACCAGGTAGCTAATTCATTAGCTACCTCCTGCCAGAGTAACGTAAGGCTTTTCAAGCCGGCTCCTTAAATAGAGTTCGAGCTTCCATAGCCATGCGTTACAGACCCTGAATGTTAGTCCTAGCTTAGTTCTCGCCGCCAAGTAGCTGCGTGATCTTAGCTCCCGAGGAAGCAGTGAGGGCGGCCAGAAAGCCGTCAACACACTGCTTGAGCTCCGTATTCGTATAGCCGGCAACAGGTGCATCGATCACCAAATAGACACTATTTGACAGTCGAACATTCTGCGCCGGCAGCAACGGATCAGCGCTCACCTTGGAACTATCGAGCCGAATCGTCCGTCGGGTTCGCTTGCCATAGGCATTTGAAACCGACTGACGCGTATTTCCATCCGCAGAAGTAAAGACGCCAGAATTGACGCCCGAACTGGTGCGTGGCATGGAAATAGCAACGGCATTGATAGTAACGGACTGGGGATCTGCGAAAGACATGGCATTACTCTTTTCAGGTTGAAGGTGTCTGACCCTTGTAAGGGTCATATGACACAGTTGCTAATCTTTGTAAGAGTAGTCAACTGCCAGCATCTAGGTTAAAGATGCCTAGGACCTCGCGAAATTGCGAGAGCCCCTAGTATGGCAGACTGCCGCCCATCAAGGGTGGTCATGTCAAAGCCAAAACCGAATGGGGTTGCCCTTCTTCTGACTTTGCTATTAGCAATAACAGTCAGAGTTAGGTTCTGCACGGGAGAACGGTATAGTCTACCGTTACCATGTAGAGTTGCGGACACCTCTGCAGTTTTCGACTGCATGATGTAACCGTAACGCATTACCAGACCGTCTTGGGAGAAACGTGAGATGTTATGTAAAGCATCTCCCATAGTTCCTTCCCAATCAACGGCCCAACTCCAGGGAGTCAAGTTCCATATAGTCTCAGGCGTAAGCTCAAGACCGTATAGTTTTCTTGCCTCTGCTGCTGCACGGTTTATCTTAGTAGCAGGGCCTTCGCCCTGTTTTAGATAATAAGTGAAGCAGCCGGAGAACCACGTTTTGGTCGTCACAGAAGTTGTGACAACTAGCGGTGCCCCACCTGCATTGTGAAAACAACCAGGATACACAGCAACCCCATTGCAATAAGCAAGACGGTTGTTAAATGTTTCCACAGTTGAAGTCACATCATCAGGAAACGTGAACTTTCGATGGATATTCTTTCCAGAGTCGCGTTCTAATTGATGCAGAGTTTTCTCCGTATCAATTACAGAACCTGCGAACTTCCGTAAATCGGAAATCATTGGCTTCCAGCCGAACTCGACATTTAAATATTCAGAGCCATACTTTCGTATGTCTTTGAACTTTGTCTTGAACAGCTCTTTTCCAATAAGCTTAGGCAAACCAGCCTTAAGCTCTCCGATGAAAGTAGCTCCATCAACGACAGGATTGGTTGGTAGACTTCGCGCTACAGCCGTTGTCCCCTTCTGAGTCAAATATGCCTCAGAAGAAGGAGTAACAGCAGCAAGTGCTAGGTCTATCATCGTAAAAGGATTGTGTGCCATTTCTTGGCCACGATAATAGTAGCCAAAACCATCTCCATAGCTTTCTGCTAAGGTAGATGGTAACATGGAAACAACCTTCTTCGTGGTAAAATTACCACCAATATCTGTCAAGGCCCGTCCGGCTTGAGGCCAAGCGTGCCCACGTGATTGCGTCGTTTCTAATGACGTAATCGGAGAACCGACAACCCAGGGAGAACTTGGGTTGGCGACACCCGGCTGATAGCCGTATTGCCACCTGCGCTCTTTCTGATGAAAGAGCACACGTCGTTTCTCATCCATGATGGTTCCATTCAGTAGTAGGAGACACAGGATATTCACACCTGTGTGGTGTTGTACCAAAGCACCGTACTGCCCTCACG